CTTATTGGCCTCATATTCTTTCTTGGCTTCGAGCATCTTTTTCTTGTAAACGACACGATCATTATACATCTTCTCCATAAGTGCAGGAAGGAAACCTTGCTTATCTTTGCGATAGGTACAGCCATTGGCTGCATAAGCTACATCATCGCCGTATTCACCGAAACTTGAACTGCTCTTTAGCAGAGCATCAATAGATGGGAAATTATCAATCTTGGTAACAAAAGTCTCAGGACTGATATTATACTGCATAATCAGATGAGGATACAGGCTGTTCAAGTCAAACGAGACAACCCATTTACTCAGGCCAATCTTTGGTTCTTTAACAAACCCACCAACCAGAGATTCAAAGTTACTTACTCGCTTGAATGGTGGGACGACGATACCCTGATCAAGCAGATAGTTATGGATGATAGTATCCCACATACGAACTGTGGTCATGGTGTCGCCAAAGTTAATCTTAGCATCATAAGCCATAGCCATGACCTGCTCGATAAACTTCATCTTATCATCTAGCTTTTCTACGAGAACAGTATCCTTGATGTTATAATCAATGAACAGCTGATGGTTCTTATCATAGAGATCAGTCAGATCTTTATAGCCTTGATCGCGATAGTCAACTTTCTTCTCGCCAAGTTCAACCTGAGCAATGTAATCAAGTTTATAAGATTCTTGGTTACCGAAACTGAATTTGCGGTACAGCTGATAATAATCCATGACGGCAATGCCAGCCAATGAATAGCTTTGGTTTTCTTTATTACGAAACTCGATCGTCTTCTCGTCAACGATACCCCAAGGCGACATACGTTTATGGTCAAACCCCAATGCTCGCATACGATTAACCAGATATGGTATATCGAAGAACTCAATGTTCCATCCTGTTACGATATCTGGGCACCAGTCATCAGAAGCCCAGACCAACAGGAACTTATTGATCATATCTTTCTCATCTTTACACATAAAATATTTCGTGTAAGGATCTTCGTTCTTATAATGTTTCAGGCCAAATACTAGATTGTATCCCTTCTTGCGCAGGGTGATAGCCGTCAATGGCTGGTCAGCCAGTTCAATGTTAGGAAATCCGTTGTCAGATTTACACTCGATGTCGATAGTCACAACCTTAACGATGTTTGGATCGTAGTCAATATCGCCAGAGTAGTTATCGTAGATATACATATATGCCCAGTTGTTATAGCCATATACGTCTGCGTTATCTACGTTCTCATAAGATTTGTAATATTCTCTAGCTTCACTTATGTTATGAAAATCAATCCTCTTTACAGGAGTGCCATCAAGGGTATTATATTCACCTTTCGGTGCTTTCATAAACAGATACGGAGAATATTCCTCAACCTTCTTGACAGGTTGACCATCTTCATAACCACGAACATAGACTTTATTGCCACGTGTAAAAACATCAGTATAGAATTTTGACAAACAATACCTCCAAAACAAAAATTACCGTAGGGTAATAGTGTAATATTACCCTACGGCGATCAAAAAGTCAAGTCTTTTATTATGCAAATATTTCTAGAGCTTCTTCGTAAAGATCAGTGCGCTCTTGAAGACCAATGGTGCCACCATTGATCAGTTTGGTAGCCTTTACCACATCGCCAGCATCAGCGACTGCGTTTAGGTGACGGCTATTCCAGAACCAAGCTGCAGACATCGCTGCGCCTTCTGGACCTTCTAGGTACAAAACAGTTTCATCAATACCCATCCCCATGCTGTTAGCAAAACTGTTATAGTTGTCATGACCAGTAAGTTGTATAAGACCACGCCCACGATACTTATAACCGTCCCCAGAATCTTCATCGCCATTCCCCATACGGTTTGAGTAAACTAAGTTAGCAATCTTTTCTGGCTTACGTTCATATTCAGCTGGATCGCGATCACGAAAATACTTAGGGAATACCTTTAATAGTTGTGACGCTCTGTAATTTAGATTTTCTTTTGTGGCTGTCAGACCACCTGATTCGTGGCCGACCTGTGCGAGAAACATTGCGATACGCTGAGGTGTATTAATCTCAAAATGTTCCATTGCTTTGTTTAATGGTTCAACGAATGAATCAATGATCTCTTCGTCGGTATCTTCAAAGAATGATTGAAGCTGTTCTTTTGTAATCATAATTTATCTCCATAAGGTTAAGGGGGAACGAGTCCCCCTTATTTATTACTCACAGACCTCTTGTTCTCAGATAAAACTCTGCTCGTCTTTCCTGAGATTTCTTAACGACTTCCCACAAGAATGCGAAAAATGCTAAGATCATACCGCAAATTTCTTATCTGCTGCGTTACGAGCGATGAACTCGATGTCACAGTGCGCGATACCAAGATCGCGAAGATCACGACTAGTCAGGCGACCAAGTTCGTAAACAGTTTTACGGTATTCGAATTCCTTCTTGATCCAAGTTGATACCATGGACATTAGGGTGATAAGCATTTTTATTATTCCTTTGTTGTTTTCTTGGAAGTTGTTTCGTCTTTCTCAACTTCATTAATTTCGATCTTCTTAGGCTTTTTATCTTCAGGAATGATATGCTCGAGCCAAATCTTAAGCAGACCATTAGTCAATGCAGTATTCTTAATTACGACATTATCAGCGAGTGTAAAGGTACGTTCGAATGGACGATCGGAGATTCCTTTATGCAGGAACTTCTGCTCAATACCATCAGCTACGAGATTATCTAGAGTCGTGCGACCAGTAATCCTCAGCTTGTTTTCTTCAAGTGTCATTTCAAGGTCTTGTTTACCAAAACCAGCAACAGCCATCTCGACGACGTAGGTGTTCTCGTCTGTCTTTTTCAAATTAAATGGCGGATAACCAACAGCGGTGGCTGTATTAGCGAGCAGATCATTTATTCTTTGTGCTTGAGCAAAATACTTATCTGCTCCAACAAAATACTTATCGAACTTAGAAAGATCTGCGAATGTGTGGTCTAGTTTCCATGTAGTCATAGTAGTACCTCCTGTTAGGCAAGGTTGATGAATAAAGTATGAAGCCCGAAGCACCTCATACTTTTTATTTATATTGCTGCGCTTTTAAAAAGTGCTTAGCAATAAAAATTAGTGGAATTTTTTCTGTAATTTTTCTCTGGTTGTTACACAGACTTTAGCCAGATTATCATCGGCTAAAAATATTGGAGTGAGCCCAGCGTCCCTAAAATCTTTAGCAGACTCTACTAGGATATGCATAGTGCTAGTAGGATCATTCTCACTCATCTTGGCTATTTCCATAATCCAATGTTCAGGGACTATCTGTAATCCCATAAGTGTTGGTGTTTGTTTCATGTGGATTCCTTTTATTTTTGTTTTTAATCCCACAATGCTTCGTAATATTTTCCAAATAATCTAAATCCGTTTTTAATCTTAGCTTGGTATTCATCATATCCTTCTTTATCAAAACCATCTTTAAAGAAAGGTTCATCTGAATCATCACTCATCTTCTGTTCAAAAGACCAGATCATCTGATCAAGAACATAATCCCAACGCTTGTGGAAATTACTATCCTGACCACCAAAATCAATTTCTTCTTGGGTCAAAGGAGGCGCAGCTGTTGACTTTAATTCATCTGGCACATCTTCGTCATCAATATATGGAGAACCATAATGAATTTCTTTTAATTGAACTAGCATAGGATGAACGATTAATGCAAGAGTATGATCCATAGACCATGTGTCATAACGGTCAATACGAACTTCTACCTTACGTCCTTTCTTATCATGGATCCAATTACAAAAATCATTGACCCAAGTACCAGCAAGCCAGTCGCCAAACTTATCGTGCATACGATAATCCCAACGCTGTTCTAATTCATCACTTGGCCATTTTTCTAACCAAAAGAATATCTTATCTGCAATATGGTAAGGTCCAAACCAATCTGTATATGGTCCGATATATACTTTCATTATAAATAATCCGTATTAGTGGAGGAAATGATATGTTTAGTTTATTGTTAAGTGGGCGTATACCATTGTATATCGCTGGGGCAGTTGCCATCATTGGTATTTATTTTTTCTGGAAACATAACGTAGAACAGATTGCTATGTTAGAATATAACCAGAAACAATTACAGCAGGTCATTGAAGATCAGCAGAGATTCCAGAAGAAGATGCAGGAAGTCGAGAATAAGCAACGTTCGATTGAGATAGATCTAGCAAACCAGAACGATCAGGTATCAAAGGTATTAATACCGATTAACGATTATCTAAATTCTGGAGATGCCAAAAAGCAGGACAAACCTGCTTCTGATATATTCAAGAAAACCGTTGGTGAATTGAGAGGCAATAAATGAAAAAATTAATTATACTATCAGCTTTATTGCTATCAGGTTGCCAGACCCCACAGATACTCACTTCAAAAGAGCAGGTTGTAATCTTACCATCGGAGAGTATGTATAACTGCCCGACATTGGTATATTATCCAAAACCAGATACTCTTACGGAAATAGAAGTCGCCAAGATTATCGTTGAGTTGAATAAAAATAATAGGATATGCAAAAACAGCATAGAATCTATAAGAAAATATCTTCTAGAATCTAAGGCTGCTTTAGAAGCTAAGAGTTGATCAGTAGTTAGGTACTGAATAGCACTCGCGACGGTCGCCAACATAATAACCATAACGATCATAAACTGGGACTATACGACACTCAGTACGATATGCTGGTGGAGCAGAATAGTGAGGCTGATTAACAATAGCACCAAGCACACCACCAACGACCATACCGCCGATAAGAGGAGCCACCCAGCCACCACCACCGCCATGGCCACCGCCGTGATGATGGTAATGATCATGACGGCGATGCTGGGCAGATGCAGCATCAGCATAAACGACAGTAGTTGCAACAAGAAGAAGCATAAGAACGTTGCGCATAATAGTCTCCAAGCGAAAGATAACACTCTATTTAGTCCTGAAGTGGCACTACGCGATCAGGATAAGACATGAGAGTAAAGATAGACTCTACATAATCCCTATCGTAGTCAGCTTGAATATGCTTCAATACCCAGCTTTCAATTTCCGAAAGAGACTTCAGCTTCTCATCGTAGAAAGCTCTAAGAACCAAAGTTTCGTGAAGCTCGAGGACTTTAGCATGTTCGTTCATTTCTTTTTCGGTCCACATATTTTTCGCCCTTTCATCAACCATATATACATTATAACCTAGAATATGGAATTTGTAAAGCACTTTCTCTCATATTGAAAAACGGCGTAGAGAATAACCCTACGCCGTATAATTTTAGATCTCAATCATATTTGAGTCAAAATTTATAATTTACACCAAGAGTGAAGCGATCCTCTGGTTTTACTGGGCCAGCATTAGCACTGAAGAAATCGACACGACGATAACGTGCATCAACTTCAATAGACTTAGTTACATCATACTTGGCACCACCGCCATATGTATATGTGTAACCGTTTCTGCTAGCATCATTCCATGAATAACCTGCACCAATTAAACCATAAACACTAACTGGTGTGTTTAGGATGCGATACTTAGGAAGAACGTTGACACTGATCTGATTCTTAGTGTCACGATTTCCGTTTGATTCGTTTGGACGCACGTAGTCATAGGTACCTTCTACAGCTAGAAATTGAGAAGCATTAGCTCCAATGACTAAACCACCTGTAGTAGCGCGATTATCACCAGAAGTAGCGCCAGCATTAAGACCCATATATCCATTCTGAGTAATTTCTACTTGAGTGAAAGCAGGGCGAACTGGCGGAACTGGTGTTGCTGTTTTGCTTGGCAGGTCACCCGCAAAGGCTGCTGTCGAAGCAAGAACTGCTAGCGCAGTTACGATAGTATTCTTCATTGTATTCTCCTTGTTATTGTTTCTATTAGTCAACCAAATACAAATGGTAAGCCACCAGTGGGATTAGCACTGATATAGCCATCCAGTTGCACCATAATATAGTCATAATTATCTCACGACAACTCATAATATAAAACTCGGATAGATTGGTAGACCCAGCTGGACTCGAACCAGCAGCCTCCCGATTAAAAGTCGTTTGCACCACCATTGTGCTATGGGTCCATTATTCTTCACGCTGCAACCGATTTGCAGCGTTTGTATGATCCTTTGCCCTTTTTAGGCGTAACTATACGTTTAGCAAACAGTTTAGACTGCAATGCCTTAGCATAGATAGAACGGATCTTAATGGTTCTAGACACAATAGCCTCCTCTTTCAACGTATATCCATTATACGCTGATTATAAAAAAATGTCAAGTAGTTTATTTAGGTTTGTTGGCTGGGGTACATGGACTCGAACCACGATTGACGGAATCAAAATCCGCTGTCCTACCATTAGACGATACCCCAACAACGATTGTTTATATTAATAGAAAAAATGATTCAAGTCAACCATTTATATTCCAACCACGTATTCTAACAAGATGTTCTT